CGAGCCTACCAATTCTGAATAATTACCTTCGCAAAGTACCTGCCAACGCCAATAATTATAAGACCCGACCTCTGCACTTTTTCCGAGTGCCGTCCAGTCTCTAAAAACCTGCTTTTGTACTTCACTTAAAAATGGGTTGTCCTTCCAAGTGGTTTTAAGGAAGTTTGTTTTAGTAATATAATCATCGATATAAAATTTTGCAATGGGATTAAAGTCCAGATACATTTTTTCAGTATTCGAGATGATTAGGTTCTCAACTGTTTTTTTATCGAAAACATTACACTCGTTTAAAAATCTAACGTTTGCTTTTCCAATGTTTTTCGCATAATCAAAGGCACTAACATTATTAGGAATATTGATAAACTTGACTTGACTTCCCGACTTTTTATTGATTAAGGGAGTCCTACTGCTGTGCTGTTCATAATTGAAGCCTTGCCAAATATCGGTAAAATCCCTAAAAAGTCCGCTTTCTTTCTGTTCTGGACGTTCTGAAAATATTTGAATAATTTTGTTTTTTCGCAAATTGAAAGTCAAACCTAAATCAATTAAAATCTGATAGGTCTTGCCCGAGCGTCTCGAACCTTGCAAAATTACAATAGGCTCGTTTTTCGTGTCATTGAAAAAGTCTGCGTATTTCTCTATTATTTGAATTCGTTTCATTTATGGTTATTTTTTACAATTTCCAACTTAATCAAATTATCAGTATCAATTAAATCGTCGTTAATTAAAATATCGTATATATCACGGTCAAACTTTTTTTTGTCCGATAACATTTCATTAAGTACAGAAGATTTATTAAAAGCAATTGCATTTTTAAAAAATATTGTATCGTCCCGTTCGTCAAAATTTACATCAGGAAAACGCAACCGCAAAATTTCATAAGTCAAAATTACCTCCTCTGAAATTACTTCGAGGATATCTAAAGTTCTATATTTTTTTTCTTCCGTCATTTGGCAAAGATAAACATTTTTTTAATCGTGGGTAAAATAACCAAAAAAAACATTTATGCAATAGGTTTTTTAATTTTGTTAATAACTTTTTTTCCGTAAAATTGTGTAACTTTTGTGACCTGCGAAAAGTTACAAATAAGTTACATCCCTGATTATCAATGAGTTAGACTTTTTCTTTTTTTCTATCTTATTATATAACTTATTGATTTATAATACTTTAACTTAATTTTATAAAATAATATTATATATCTTTAAGTAATTGAAAGTCAATGAATTATAAATTGTAACTTTGTAACTTACTTTTTTGAGGTTAGGAGAAAAAAACGGCACTTTTTGGACTATTTTATTATTAAAGAAAAATCTTTTTACACAAAAACACTAAAAAAAACACGTTTCTCGGTTGCGAACTGGCGAAAAACAGGTTACAAAGTTACAGTCCTGATTATCAATGAGTTAGGTTTTTGAAAATTTTGGATTTAAAACGCTGTGAGCGTTGCGGTGCAATGGTTGTGTGATTTGTAACTTTGTAACCAAAAGATTTTCAAAAAAGGTTACACTTTGGGTTTTTTTGGTGATTTTATGATTTTTATCATGTTTTTGGTTGTAAAGTGTGTTGTAAAATTGAATTTTGATTGGAAAAGTTGAATGTTTAAATGAGTTAGGTTGGAGTAAAAAAAAACGGTCGAAGCCGTTTTTTTGAAATTGTTAATAAAGTGGGTTTTTTACTCAAAATAATGTAGGATTGATTTTATTTAATTCAGTTTTTGCATATCCAAATTCTTTTATTTCGCTTCTTAATTTTGCATTTTGTTCAATCCATTTTTTCGCAGCCAAATAAAAGTCTTTTTTAATTTCAAAACCATATGCTTTACGGTTAAGATTTTGTGCAGCAATAAGTGTTGAACCGCTACCTGCACACGGGTCAATAACTACATCTCCCTCGTCCGTAAATATTTCAATCAATCGCTCCAATAGTTTAACTGGTTTTTGCGTTGGGTGGATTTTTTCACTTTCGTTATCTCTTGGCCAATCAAAGCAATTAAATATCATTTTGCCGTTATTATTGAATTTTGGAAGTTTATTCCTATACAATAAAAGTCCATATTCACAATTCCCTACGATTTTCATATTCGCTTTTAAAACCTGTGCAGAAAAGTTTTTTCTGAAAACTAAATTAATGTAGTTATTAAGCCCATATCGCTTAGCCAATTCAATTAGGTAAAATTGCTGTTCAAATTCGCAGAAAACAATCATACATGGAGCTTGACCTTTTTCTTTAGGCTCTTTTTTTAACATAGTAGAACAAAAGTGCATAAACTCCGCTGGTTTAAAATCTTTATCGGTGTCAAAAAACTCCGTTCCAGCAAGTTCGCTTTCGCCGTTCTTATTGTCTCCGTCTTGATACCATTGAGGATTACTTGCATAAGCGTTTTCGCCTATGTTATACGGAATATCAGCTATTATCAGCTGTGCTTTGGGTATAGCATAGCTCTTGTAATTTTGAAAATGGTCTCTGTAAATCATAATATTTCTGTTTTTGTTTGTTCTTGTTTAATTTGTTCAGGAGAAAATAATACGCCTTGACGTTTATACTCATTAAATCGTTTAACTCCAGCGTTGAAATAGTCTTTGTCTATTTCGCAAATATCTAAATCAAAGCCTTCCATATCACAAGCTATTGCAATACTCATTGAACCTCCGTGAGTGTCGAGTATTTTGTCGTTTGGTTTGGCGTAGCGTTGGAGGAGCCAACGGTATAATGCAATAGGCTTTTGAGTTGGGTGTATTCCATTTTTTCGCTGAGGTCTGTATTTAAATATTTTAGCGTTATCGTCAAACGAGCTCCAAGCATATTCAACCATTGCCATAGAAAAACCTTCACTAATAGTAAGTTTTTCCCATATTAAAAAATGCTTAGAAGCTGGCAAGTTAAAATAATTACCACCCCAAATAATTTGATTTTTAGATACTCTAAATAGTTGTTTGAAATACATAGGCTGGGGAGCAAAATCCCACTTTTTTATACTATTATCTCTTTGGTATTTTTTGCTCCAGCTCCCTCCAGTTCTTTCTATTGTTTTATTAAAATCACCATAAGGCGGGTCTACAATTGCCAAATCGTAGCATTTATCAGGCTTCGACTTCATAAATTCCATGCAATCAATATTAAAAAAGTTTACCATGTTAATTTATATTTTTTTAAACACAAGCACGTTTTGATGAACTTTTACAAGTTTTTTGTTTTTCATATTTCCGTTGGCTCTCATACATGCACTGGAAATCGCATTTAAAAGTATAGCTTCGTTATAAAATTTCATTCCACACTTTTCAAATGCTTTGATGGTATCAGGCACAAATCCAATATAATAACCGTTTTTATCTCTAACTTCTCCAACAACAAAACAAGCATAACATCCTTTATTTAATAGGTTGCAACTTTTTGCAATTATACTTTCGTAAAGTTCCAAAAATTGCTCGTATGGCTTATTACTTATATCTCCATCTAAATCGCTATAAACTTCTAAATCTGCATAAGGTGGACAACTAAAAACAAAATCAAATTTAGTTTGCCAATTGCCATCTAAAAGAATATTACTATCTCCTACATACCATTGAGGTTGATTATTTACTGGCAAAATATCTAATGCTTGCTCTCTATTGCTGTCAATTTGCTCCTGTCTTATATCTATACCAGTATATTTATAGCCTAAATAATTAGCAACTATACCACGAACAGAACCGCCTGCAAAAGGGTCTAATATTGTGCCACCTTCAGGACAAAACCAATGATATAAAACTTCGCACAATGCAGGGTCGAATATTGAAGTGTTTAATTTTATACTATCTTTGTCATTATATTCCTCTTTGTTGGTATAACTTTTTGTCCCTATGGAGAACAGCTTAACATCTCTCCCGACCTCGCTTTTAATACCTAAACGTCCCCATTTTCTTTTTCTGTTTTGCCAGCTTCCCTGCTTGGTATCAAGGACGCTAAAAGGTGGCTCGATAAACTTATCTCTTAAAAGTTCATCTTCAATAATTTCATTTCCAAATAAATCCTTATTTACTTTTACCATGTCAATTTAATTTTAGTTTTATTATTATTTTCTGTTGTTTTTTCGCTTGCATTGTCGTTAAATTCTGAAATTAGCAAAGTGTCATATTTTGAAACTACACCATCATTTCTGACGGTTCTATTGTATTTCATTGATTTGTAATAAATTGCCAAAACCTCTTTAATTCGTTTGATTGACATTTCTTTTTTAGGCGAAAATGAGTTGTAAGGAAGTGATTTTAGCAAAAGTACTTTTTCATTATTGATTGTTGAAGTTGAAACAGTTTGAGAAAAACTGTCATTATCTGCAAGTTCCCTATTGATGTACGCTTGAAAATTCTCAATTACAATCATATCATCATTGTTTAAATAAATAAGGTCATCCATTTGTGTTGCGTTGTGTTTAATTATCTGATTTTCTACATCTTTTAACATTTCTATATTTTGTGCAAACTCGAAACAATAAGCAAAAAATAAGTTATAGAATGGATAAAACTTCTCCCCGTTTGTCTTGAAAAACATTAAATAATCTTCTGACTTATTGCCGTCCAGATATTTAATTTTAACGTTGATATACCTTCGTGCAAGTGCATTTTTATCGACTTCCTTATTAAATAAAATTCTTTCAAAATTCGATGTAATAATTTTATTAAAGGAATTTTTGACGACTTTCATCTGCACACCCTTGTTGTTGATGTGGAATGTTGGCTTTGTAATATCGTTTATTCCATACATATTGGAGGCCTCCAAATCGTCCGACACAATGGTATACATGATTTTCTTTGCCATTTCAGGAGTGAGTGTGTTAAATTCTCCCGACTTTTGTTTTTCTGAAAAAATCTGTTCATTTTCAAGCACGTAACTACCGACCAGCATTGAAGGGAAAAATGTGTCTTTACCGACTCCACTATCTCCAGATAATACCAACATTTTTCCCCATTGGTATTCGTCAAAGAATTTCTTACGAATAGAAGCTGCGCAAAAGAAAATCAATTGTAAAACGTCAAAATTACTAATATTAAACAACCCTTTAAGTTTTGTTAAAATATGAGATAAGACGGGGTCATTGTTGTCGTTAAAGCCTTTAAAACCAAGTTCCTCGATTTGCTTTCGTCCATTTTCTAAAATCTCCTCATACTTTTTGCCGTACGTCTTTGGAAAATCAATATTAAATATGCGTAGGTTTTCCGTTTCCTCACAGAATTTAGTTAGAATTGAACTTTTCGACTGGTTGAGAAATTGCTTCAGCCCCCGCTCATTAAGCTCGGACATTAACAACATTTCAATAGATTGCCTGACGTGAGCCTCCAGGTTAAAGTCATTTATTA